CGTCTTCAATTAAACCTTGTGAGCCTACCCTTGTGGCGCTAGAATTTCTAGTGAAATCGAAGTCTCCTACACTTGTGTTAGGTTTAACGCTTAGTATTTTCCCATTATTGTAGGCTGTTGGAGTAGTTACTATACTCGCTTTATCTAATAAGTTACTCATTATTCACAGTTTTCTAAGGCGGTTAATATTGTAGTCGTTCCTGCAGCGTTTTCGTAATACGTTGCTCTGGCTTGTAAAGTCGTTAAAAGGTTAGGTACTGCGCTTGTTACCGACAAGTCAAAGTATATGCCACCCCAGCCAAATTGCACTGGATAACCCCACCACGTTGTTTTATATATTTCTCCGTATCCCATTATATTGTTAGTTTTATCGCTTCTGCTTCTGTTANTACTTTATTGTAAACTCTTAAGTCTTTTATTTTAGCTTGTAGATTAAATTCACTGCTTGAAATTCCAGCGATTGTACTTCTAACCTCTGTTAAAGTGTTTGGCGAAAATAGATTAACGCTTGTATCTGTTCCAATTAATTGTCCGTTTACATAAAATTTAACTTCGTTTAGTTTGTATGTTATAGCCATTTTATTAAAATTAGTAACATCAAAACTTTGTGTTGTTATTGTTGCTTGTGCCACATTTAAAACTCTTACATCACATCTAATTTGATTATTTACAGTATCGTATTGTAAAGTAATTCTATTTTGTCCACTGCTATCCGATAACTCTATTCCGTTGCTATTTGTTTGAGTGTTTAAAAAAGACGCCATTTCAACAAAAAAAGTACTTTCTAAAGAATTAAATAAATTACCAGAACCAGCATTGTCAATAAAATCATTTGTTCTAGTGACTTGAGTGTTTACAGTCGGCACATAGCTAGTAACATAGTTTCCTTGCTCCACTTGTGACCCAAATAGGTAAAATAGGTCGCCGTTGTAACTAATTAATCCATATCCTATATTTTTAACACCTGATGAAGAAGATAATGTTAAAGTAGCACTACATCTTAACCAACCATTACCGTAATCTTCAATTCTTGAGCTATTAAAATCACCACTAAACGAACCGGTATTTTTGTTTACTAAATCAAAATATGCAATTCCAATTCCTCCAAAAACATTGATAGCAAAAGAGCTAATATTAACAATAGGCTTTACGAAAATTGAAATTGTATAACTAACTCCATTAGTTAAAGTAATTCCATCAAAAACATAACTCGTTCCAGTTCCGTCACCCGTTAATTTATCAGCAGTTAATTGACCGCTAGGCGATATTTCGCTATTTGCGGTTATTGTTGCCCTTGACTTTGTCCAAAGCGCATTATCAAACTGTTGACTGTAAACTTGCAAGTTAGTTACTGTTGGTTCTAAAAGTAAACTAGGACATTCTGTGTTTAATGGGTCATAGGTTAGCCTAGCTTGATTTAAAGCAACCCCTTCAATTAACCCCTCTTTATTTATTCTAGTAGCATCTGCATCTACTGAAACAGTAAAATCGCCGCTTCCGTCACTTGGAAGTATTGAATAAAGTTTAGCATCGGCAGCATTATAGCCGCTTGGTATCATTGCTAATATTGGGTTCTCCATTATCTTTGTGTTATGTTATTTCTCATTCTTAACCACTAATAAAGGTTTTGTCTCTTTTTTTAAATAAGCTATTAACTTAGTTAAGTTTTTATTTTTTACTTTATATTTCATTAAAGTACCCAGCCGTTAAACGTTGTATTTGTATCAGGATTTATATCGTTATTTGTGTTGCTTGTATATTCAGGAAACAAAGAACTGTTAAAACATAAATAATCCACTAACCTAGTTGAGTAGTAATTAGCGTACTCTCTAGCTTTACCAACTAAATAATCTACCTCGTTTTTATCTACCGATTGTGAGTTTTCAGCTTGATGCTTATAAACGCCTCCTTTGGCTATAGTGTAAGCACTGAAAGGAATATAATTCATTTGAGCAAACCAAATTAAAGTTGGCTGAATAAAATCTGTAACTAAACTTAAATAATCACCAGTTAAAGTTCCAGCTATAATATCAGCACTTATGCGATTGTATAAATCCGTTCCTAGTAAATTCTGCACGTCAATTTCTTGCGCCACTTTAACGAACTGAATTATCTTGTCATAATCTACATTCCCGTCAATGATAGAATTCCTTACTAAGTCTTCTCTTGTTATAAATAATGCTGTAGCCATATCTTAGTTTTTAAATCCCATTTTATTCCAGTAAGCGGCTGTATATCCAGCATATTGCATCTCTGCTGGTGCTTGTGCTACTTTTTTATTATTAACTGGCGCTCTAAAGCCCCTTCCCCTCGCTTCTCTTGCTTGTATTGCCTTTCCTAGTCCTTTGCCGCCTTTACGAGCAAAAGTCTTTCTAATGAAAGCGTGTTGGCATCGGGCCCCGCCTTTCCACTTCCAGACCGAATACGTTGGTGCTCCTTTTACCCCGAAGCCAGGATTAACTGCTATATTATCCATTGCTATAATGTCTTCTTTACGATAAACTTTATTTGCTGATATCATTTTATCACAGAAACTACGAGATTGACCCGTTTTAGAACCTTTTATTAACCTAGTATATTTGTATCTTACTAAAAATTCAACGCCTTCTTCAGTTTTTTTCTTGCTAGTACCATCTTGCTCACTTTCTCTGTATGGAGTTGCTTTACCAGTACTAACGAAATTCCATATTTTAGCTAATATTGTGCTATCATCATCCGTATTTAAGTCTGTTATCACCTCGTCTAATTGGTCTTCAAGCTCATAATCGACCTCTGCTTCGTGTTCTAGGTTGTAATCTGCTAATAAATCATCTTCGTTTTCACCTAAATCTATTAATTTTTTAAGTATTTCATTACCTAAATCTTCTGGAAGTTGCTCACTTAACTTAACACCCGTTTCTTCTTCCATTGTTTCGCTGTCCATTACGTTCTCTAAGTCTTTAAACTGTAGCGGCTGAAGCGTTTTAAAGTACAATTTAAGCGATATCTGGTTGTAGGATAGTATAGTATCAAACGCGTCTATTAAAAGCGTCTGAAACGGCTGTATAACAGTATTCTCCATTAAGATACTAGCTGTTTCTAATTCTTCAGCGTTATTTCCTAAACCAGTGCTATCTTTAATACCTAAAAGCATAGGAGATACAACCCTATGAGATACCATTACCTTTTTAGAACTTTCGTCAGAAAGAAATTGATATTGTAGATGCGCTTCGCTTAATTGTATGGGTTCAATGGTTGCGGCACTCTCTGGGTTATCATTAAAGGCGAGTATAAATTTGCCAGCATTACTAGATCCGCTGAATTTTTCGTAAATTCTATTCTCTAACATTTGACGTTCTTCAGCGTTTGGAGTACCATTGTTAAAATTGATTAACATTGACGGAGCTAATCCGTTTAAGATGTTATTTAAATGGTAGTTGCTTATCTCTTGTTCGAGCTCAGCATATTGAAGTCCCCCTGCATAATCTGGACTAGAATAATATTTATATCCAGCTCTGTATGGTTTAACATACATTATCTCTATGTTCTCTTTACTAAAGCCGTATGCTGGTATTCTTAAAGTGTTCCCAACGTTTTTAACCTTTGCCCAATTATCTGAATAATAATAAGCTTCTATCTCGCCTTTATCGTTACATTTTTCAGCTCTTAAGTTTTCTACTGGTATGTGTTCAACTTGTGCAATTGACTTTCTATCCTTAGAATAAATAACTTGCATAGCTGTCTGGCCCATAAGTTTAAGGTCATAACAAACCTTGCGAACCATATCCTTTTTAAGCAAAGAAACCATTTGAGCGTATTGGTCTGGCTTTTTATTTGAATTTAAAGCATCTAACCCACGCCCGTAAATCATTTGACTAATTCCGTTTATAATAGCGTTGTTTGTTGGGCTACCATTATAGCGGTCTATTAAATACTGAAAATAAGCATTATCAGCGCCATAGGAAACCCACTCCTTATTACCAGTTTCTATTATTTCTGGAGACGTGTAAGTACTTAAATTAACTATTCTTAAATCGTTCATATTATAATATATTCGTTACTAGCAGTGTCTTCGCTAACATACTGATTTTTATTTATTGTATAATAATCGTTACTAGTTTGGTTTATAGTTTGATTAGTACAAAAAACTTTGTCTTTATAAATTACTTCAGTGCCGTTTAAAACCTCTAAAATAAAAAAGTCATTTTCTACTAGCGTTCCAAAAATAGCGGGCAATAGTAAATAGTTTCCGCTTATTGTTGAAGTCGTACCAACTGAAACAACTACGTTTGTACTTTCGCTTCTTAAGTTAAGAGTTAAAGCACCTACGACAAATTGTCTAGGTATTACGTTAAATGTTTTATTGCCGCTTGTCTGGATTAGTTGCATATTAATATATAAAGAAAACTAAATAATTTTGTATAGTATATAAATAAAAAAAGGGGTATCCGTTAAGATAACCCCCTTTTAAAACAATTAAATCAATTCTTATGGTGTTGGGTTAATTGGTGTTCCACTTGCATCAGTTGGTAAAGCAGCTAAGAAAAATGGTGGTTCATTTTCTTGAGCTAATAAAGTAAGCGTAAAACCCGAGAGGTCACCCATTGCAGCTCCCGTCACAATTGTACCACCGTTCACTTCAGCTCCGTTGTCTTTACCTACTAAAAAGCCGTTTCCGTTATAGTCTTCTATTACTATTTGTGGGCGACCTCTTGAAAGTAGTTTAATTTGTTCTTGAGTTGCTGTATCTAAAAACGTAAATGTAGCGCTCAAAGTAGTTTCAAAGAATGTTGTTCCGTTCTCTCTGCTGCTTGTGATAGCAGTTTCAAGGCTAGAGTTTCCTTTTACTTCATATTTATAAAAATCCGCTGTAGTTAATGTTATTATTCCAGTTGAAGGGTCTGGAGTTAAGTCTGCGGTTGTAGTATCGTAAGGCCCAAAGAATATATTCTTTATGCCGCCGACTGCTGATTTGCACGGAATTTTTCTTCCGTTAGTTACT